GCAGATCCTGTGACAGTCTCTGTTCCTAAAGCTGTTGTTAAAGCAATACCTGTTGGTGTAGCTAATGCTGAACCAGAAACAACTTCATCACCAATTGCTGTAGATAAACTTTGACCTGATACTGATACGATTGCAGATCCTGATACAACAGGAGTGCCAATAGAAGTTTCGACTAATGCTTCCGCACCAACAACTATTGTAGTTTGACCACCAGCAACAATACTGTAAGGACCAATCGCTGTGGTCATCGACTGACCAGTGACAGCAACTCCTACGTTTGGAATTACTACACTACCAATGTTTGTGGATAATGATTCACCAGTGACAGGTGCGTTTGCACCTATACTGATAGTAGCATCCCCGATAGCAGAAGATAAAGCAATACCAGTTACAGATACAGTTGCACCTGCACTAGCTGTGCTTGTTCCTACGGCTGTGGATAATGCTATGCCCGAAAGGGCAACGACTTCACTCTTGCTCCCTTGAGCACTAAATGAATCTTCAGCAAAGGTTGTAGTTCCAAAAAACATAGTTGTATCTTAGCCCAACTACAACAAAAGCTAAATACTTATATTAAGATATTCTTAATATAGCGTTAGATGAGTCTGCTGTTGGGAACTGAATTGTAAATGTACCTGATGTTGAAGTTTTTACTGCACCAAAATCTAGAACCATTACCGCTGCATTTGTGTTAGTAGTTGCAGAAGTGTTAGAATTATAGATAACGGCAGCTTGTGCTGAAATTGTAGCACTTGTAAAACTTAAGTCAGCGAAATCAATAAATGCTGTTGCACCAGAAGCTGCAGCACCTTGATTGGTTAATGCTCCACCACCTGCAGCATAAGAACCTGAAGCACTAACTTCATTTCCTGTGATATATGCAGTAGTAGTAGCATCTAAAGATGCAGAATTTGTGTACAAAGCAAGTTTGAATGCGTCTCCACCAGATGAACGAAAATCATGTTCGCCCTGTAATAGTTCAACTTTAAAGCTATTGCAGACTGCTTGTGTAATTGCCATCTTTACTTACCTCCTGGAGCCACTGATTGTAACGGCACACGCAGGACTCCGTCTGCGTATTCGTCTCTTCGTTTCCTGCCCATCTGTGTAACAGATAAACCTTGTACAGCTTGACTGTATTTCTGTTCGTATAATTGCACAAATGTAGGATTTTTCAAGTATGAAAAGGCTTCAGCACATACACCATATATAAGAATTTCAGGTGCATTAGTAGAAAGAAATGTTGTGGTATTTGTACTTGATAATCTATCAGGTGTTTTATTATACCAAAGCTCTACTGTATATGCAGCATCAGGTGTTGGTGCAAAAATTAAAGTGTTTTGATCCCAGTTTGCATAGTAAATAGGTTTACCTGTATTGTTAATTCTATCTACGTTGTACTCGTCAATAAAAGTTGTATCTCTTTGTTCTGCCCAGATACGATCTTTTGTTGTGTTATCAACAATTTGAACGCCTCTTTCTAAATCAAAGTCATCAGGTAATGTTATGAAAGGACTGCCAATTGTAAAGCTAGATGTAGCAAATTTTCTAAAAGCATCAAGATCAAGTTGTTTTTGTACTTTATTTTCAGTGTTAATTATAAATACATTAAGTATAGCATCTGTCAAAACGTCAGAACCTACCTCTGTATAGTTTCTAACATTGCTAAGAAGTTCAGTATAATTCATGATATGCTCACAGTGACATTACCAACTTCTGTGGTAATTATCAACTTTTTGATTTCTACAGATGGCTGCATTCCATTAGATTCAAATATACTATCACCAGGTGCACCTACAAATACGGTAACAGGCTCTTGTCGTGCTGGTCTTGGATCTTGTAAAGCAACAGCATCCGCAGCATGATAAGGTGGATCTAGTTGTGGATGTTTAGGCTCAAAGCATTCAGGACATGTAAATAAACCATTCCATTCCTGTTTTAATTCAAGATATTGATATTGCTGTCCGCATCTATCGCAGATAGCTATTGCAAATTTGCCGTTTGCAAAAGTCATTTTACCCTACATAAAAGTCACGAGGCACAATATGCACTGAAGTAGACTGACTATCTTCTGTAAGTGCTCTTTGTAATTCTGCTTCGTATCTTCTTTCTAATTCTTGTGATCGTTCAGGTGCTACTTCTTGTGATGTGTAGTAAGCTAGTCCTGAAACTAAACAAGGTAAAAATCTATATGGTGCATCAGGTGTATTGGTATAGTTGCCTACGTCTTCTATTCTTCCAACATAAAAAAAATTAATTTGTGTATCTGTAGTATCAGGTGTTTGATATAATGTAATTGTAACATTTGCTAAATTTCTTCTCACATAATACTGACTAGGTGTGCCTTGAGATGTTTTGTTTGGTAAATTTTCATATTCTGATCTTGAAATTTTAGTCATGCTTGTATCAGTGTCGCCATTTCTAAATACAACTTCTAATACATCAGACGCATCTGCAGGGGCTGTGTAGGTTGTTGTGCCTGCAGTTAAATTTGCTGTGTGGTTTTTTACTTTCCAAAGATGAATACCTCGGTTACCCCATTCCGAAAATAGCAGATTTAAATTATCTCTTGCAGCAGATAATTCGTAACCTGTACGTAAACTACTGCCACAACGTGCATAAGCACGCTCGACAAGTTTATCTATACTAAGATCAAATGAGGTAGTTCCCGAGGTAGCCATAAATTACTTCTTCTTTTTCTTTTTGACTTGTTTTTTTGCTTTACCGCCACGTTTCATTGCAACAGGCTTACCGCCTCTTTTCATGGCTTGTTTTTTCATTTTCATACCGGGCATGTTTTTTCTCCTTTTTAAAAAGTTTTTCGTATTCGTCTTGCCGAGTTTTTACGACATCGTCATAATACTCGACTGGCCACTTTTTATAATAGCCTATCTTGTGTAGTTTGCAACTTGCTTCGTACAACTGCTTAAACTTCTGCACTAGCATCATGCTATATTGATATTCAGGCTCCCAATCGCAATCATCTGTAGGATTTACTAAAAACTCTTGTTCCTCGACATTTGCAGGATTGTTAGGATGAAAACCCATAAAATATACATCTCGTCTATTGTAGGTTTTATTATAAAAATCTATTTTATCTTGAAATTGCTCTTCGTCATATTGATCCCAATAGGGGTCACAAAATATAATAATATCGTGTTGTTTTTTGTTCCAATCTTTTAAGACGTTTGTAAGATGTTTTTCGTATTTAGATTTGTCAGGTCTGACTTCAATTCTTAATTTGTTATCTCGCCTCCATTTTGCAGCAAAAGGACATGCTGGAAAACCTAAATGTTTATTCATTGGCTCTAAGACATTCTTAGACCAATTAATTACATCACCTTTTATTTTTTCTGCGAGTTTTTTTCTTGACAATTGTTTTGACCATAGTGGGTTTACCACCAGGATTACCAGCTTTTTGTTTTCGCCGAACAGCACTAGCCTTCTGTCCTTTAGACATGGCTCTTGCTTTAGCTATAGGTACGCACTTAGGATAGTTTTTTCTTTTCTCTCCACCGCTTCTACCGCATTTCGGATATGAGCCATCAGATCTTTTGTTGGCTATATCGACCCAATTTTCTTTAACCCAAGCGCGTAAACCTTTTTTCGCCATTATCCGATTTGATTATAAATGGCCCATAGAACAACTAAAGCAAAAACAACAGTAATTGCTTTGCCTTTTTTGTTTAAGCCGTTCCACTTATTCCATAATTTTTCCATGATTAACCTCCTTACGAAAGACTGGTTCTTTTCCTGCGCATAACCGCTCCACATCCAGCAGCAACAATGCTATTGCCTTTTGTTTTGCGTTTGTCAGAAACTTTTTTTCTTTTCTGTGATGTTGCGTGTCCACCATTAGTAAATTTTTGTATTTCTCCACCATGGGCTTTTTTCTTAGCTTTCTTTTTTCCGCCAGGTGTAACCTTACCTGAACAAACGGCACTAGCATACATATTTGCATATGCGCTAGGATAGACTTTAAAGCGAGCCTTAGCGGCGGCTTTTCCTCTTGGACACAGTTTTCCCATTTTTTCTCTTCTTTCTAACTCCTGGTTTTGTTATTTGTTGTCTCATTTGTGATCTAGATATAACCATCAATACTCACTATAGTTCTTTATTAAAAACTCTTCCATCCAGCTCATTTTCTCATCAATAGCTAGAATTTGTGTTTTTATCACAGCAATGTCCTGTTGCATTTCTGCAACACTATCTGCTTTCTTTTCCACTGCATTTAAACGTTCTGACCACATACCCCATGTCATTGCTAAAGTTCCAAACAATACCAAATAAGGTAGAACTGTTTTGATTTCTATCTTAGGCGACATATACAATCCGAATCTGTTTTACAATTACACATGGTGTACTCCTATTTTGTTTTTGCGGACATACCGCTTAAAGGGTTATTTAAAGCCTTATTAATCTTTAAGTCAAGGTTTTCTTCTAGTAATTTCATCTCATTTAGAAGCTCTCTATTGTCAGCTTTTTGTCTATCTTCCACGTCATTCACAATTTCGGTTATGTGTCGGATATCTCCAGATTGTTGACGTAGATCAGCCTTCATATCTGAACGCATATCACGTGCCACATCAGATATTATGGTTATTTCTTGTAATATCATATCTATCTCTGACTTTAAAACAGCAAGTTGCTCATCATAATGAGAAAGATCTGGCTCGGTATACAACAAAATCTTTTCCTTCATTGATAGATAATCGGAGTAAAAATTAAAGACGGCCCAAGCTCCCGATCCAAGTGCACCTAGAAGAGTAAGGATAGCAAACACCTTCCCCCCAGATACCTTCATCCCAGCGTACTCAATACTGGGCATTTATCATCTCCTGAATTGTGTTGTCTTGAGCCATGTTAAATAACATACCATACTGATCATCTATTGTCTTGTTTAAATACTCAGTCACGTTTGTATCTTGTATAAACGATTGACTATCGAAAAAGGTTTTTGTATTGCCAAGAATTTGCATAACAATCAAGGTTTTAGTTTGAGCAGCATCATCATATCTTGCTTTATCGTCAATTTTTTTAACTATTTTAGTAGCAGCTTTTTCTTTCTTTGATACTTTAGGTTCAGATGCTTTCTCTTCTTCTACCGTTTCTTCTGGATCTTCTTCTTTTTGTGGTGTTTGCGGTTGCTCTGGTTCTGATTCCTGTGGTTCTTCTTGAGCTTCTTCGATAGGTTCTTCTTCAGGTTCAGCTTCTACTACGACAATCTCTTCCATCTCCATTTCAATTTCTAACTCTACCTCTGTTTCAACCTCAACAATTTCTACCTCAGGTTCAGGTAAATTTATCTCTATCTCAGCTATTTCTAATTCTACACTTGCTACAGTAATCTCTTCCATAGGTGCCTCTATTGGCACAAACTCAATCTCACCCTCGTTCATGCTTACGTCATTAAATTCAAATACTTCTTCAATAAAATCTAATTCAACAGAGTCAAAAATATTTAA